TCCCATATGTGTTCACATATGCCTAATTCTTCTAATCGATCACAAAGTTTTTTAAATGCATACCATACGTGTTGATGATGCATATCGTTGATGTTTACATAGTTTTGTTTAGTGTTACTATAATATTGGGTCATAGACCTACCTTTCTTTTAATTAAAAATTATTTGTTATATTTATCATACATAAAACTATTGTCAACTTCTTTTTTCCAAGTTTTATTTTTTCTAGATTTATCTTTCTTTTTCTTATTAGGTATTACTTGTGTTCTTCTTCTAGATAAAGCTAATGCTCTAGCTATCGGATTAATTATATTGTAGGGTTTCATATGGGGTATCCCTCTATACTAAGAACAGTTAAATGTGTAATCGGTTTGTCAACCCTTTGTCAAGAAAAAAATTTACTTGACGTAAAAATAATTTGTGTGTTATGTGTTTGCCATGACTAAAAAGTGGCTACAATCTTACGTTGAAGAGTTGACATTGCAACCATTAGGTTCGTTGCGTTTGGATTGTCCAGTTTGTCAGAAGAAGAATACCTTTAGTGTTAGAGATACTGGTTACGAAAGAATGTTTAATTGTTTCTACGCCAACTGTGACACTAAAGGTAGAACTGGCAAGAGACTAACGACCAACAATGCGAAGTCAGTTTTGCAACAACCCAAGCCAACTTTACAAACTAAACCAGATGTACCTTTTGAACTACCAGATACGTTTGTTCCTTTGACACGTAGGCAACAAGCCATTGACTATGTTAGAAGTGTTAACTCATACAGTGCGTACTTAGCCAATGCAGTTGATATTATGTACGACATACGTCAGGATCGTGTGGTCTTTCTTGTCAAAGACGGAAAGAATGTGGTAGATGCAGTAGGTAGATCATTAACTAACAGAAAGCCAAAGTGGTATAGATATGGAAAATCTAATTCAGGATTTGTACTTCATTATGATGATAGCAATATCTTTGTCGTGGAGGATTGCCCTTCTGCTACTAGTCTATATAACTGTGTATCAAGCGTAGCCTTACTTGGCACTAACTTGTTGCAATCACATATAGATGTGTTAAAGAAATACAACAAAGTGGTGGTAGCATTGGATAAAGATGCTACCATCAAAGCAGTTGAACTATCTAGAAAGATTTCACAGTTTGTGAACTGTACCGTAGCTTTCTTAACTGAAGATTTAAAAAACTTAAAGGATGAAGAACGTGAACGAACCATTAGAAAATATATCGATTGATCATAAGGTCATAGGTTTTTGCCTTGACCATGAATTTTTTCATAAAGTAAAAAACATATTAGATGCCAGTATGTTCTCTGGTCAGCTAAAAGAACTATACAATACCATTGTACACGCTCATACCACGTATGAAAAGAACATTTCTAAAGATGAACTGTATGCGTTACACATAGACAAAAACCCTGCTATGCCATCATCATCAAAGACAGAGATACTTGGCGTAATAAAATCTTTGCCACCTGATGCGAACAACTTTGAACTACAGATGGATGTAGTCAAAAACTTTTGGTTGCGTGACAGAGCAAGAGAGATTGGCGAGAAAGCGATAGCCATATTTACAGGAGAGTCAGAAGACTTTGGTGTGTTGCAACGTATGGTAGACGCAGTTGAAGATGGCAGGATGTCAGATAAAACTACGTACACAGAAGTGGACAGTGATCTTGATGAGTTGCTTGACTCTGGAACAGGAAAGCCAGATTTCCCTTTTGATTGGCAGTTGCTGCAGGAGCATGTTGATGGTTTATGGCGTGGCAACTTGGGTATTATATTTGCCAGACCAGAGGTAGGTAAGACTACCTTTTGTTCCTTTCTTGCATCTAGTTATGTAAAACAGAAAAAGAAAGTTGTGTATTGGGCAAACGAAGAACCTGCACACAAGATAAAACTACGGATAATTCAAAGTCATTTCAATAAAACCATAGGTGAACTTGAGCAACAACGTGATGTGTTGCGAACACGATACCAAGAGGAGATACAACCATACCTTGTTATTATGGATTCTGTTGGCACATCGATTGAAGAAGTAAATGAGTATGGACAACTGAACAAGCCTGATGTTATGTTCTGTGATCAGTTGGATAAATTTAAAGTGCGTGGTGACTTTGGTCGTGGGGATGAACGCTTGAAAGAAATATATATAAATGCTAGAGAGATAGCTAAGAGAAACAATTTATTACTGTGGGCAGTTTCACAAGCGAGTTATGAAGCACACGATAGACCCTTTATAGACTATGCTATGTTAGACAACAGTAAAACAGGAAAAGCAGGAGAAGCTGATATGATTATAGGTATAGGTAAGACAGGATCAAGTGAAGTTGAAAACAATGTAAGGCATGTGTGCATATCTAAAAATAAGATCAATGGATGGCATGGCATGATAAACTGTAACATCGATGTAACTCATGGAGTATATTACTAATGTTTATAACAGAAGCAATACTTTGTCTTGCACTTAACGTGTATCACGAAGCAAAGAATCAACCGTTCATTGGACAAGTAGCCGTTGCACAGGTGGTAATGAACAGAGTGTATGATGAGAGATACCCTGACACTGTATGTGAGGTGGTAGAACAAGGTCCAACGTACTCATGGAAACCTGACTTTCCCATAAGAAATCGTTGTCAATTTAGTTGGTATTGTGATGGTTTGTCAGATACACCTACAGAAAAAGATGCGTGGGATAATGCGATCATGGTGGCAAATGGTGTGTACCATAGTAACTTTGAAGATTTTGTAGAGGGGGCGACACACTATCATGCGTATTATGTTGCACCTGAGTGGGCAAGTGCTAAAACATATATAGTAAGAATAGAAGATCACATATTTTACAGATGGGATATTGAACAATGATATGTATGACATTAGACGTAGAGACAACACACAAGGAGAAGAAGAATGGTGGATATACCCCTTTACCTTATTTCGGTAACAAACTCGTTAGCGTTGGCTATAAGTACATGGATAGCTTTACCAATTACTTATGCTTTTCTCACGCTGATAAGAAACCTGACCATAATGGTTTTCAGATACTGCAAGATGCGTTGGACAACGTGGATGTTCTCATTGGGCATAATATTAAATTTGATATTAGTTGGTTGCGTGATTGTGGGTTTGTCTTTAATAATCACCTATATGATACTATGGTTGCAGAGTATATTTTGGCTAGTGCTAGGCGTTGGCCGCTAGGTTTAAAAGCAGTTGCTGAGAAATATGGCACAGAAAAGAAAAAAGATTTAGTTGACGATTACATGAAAAAAGGTATAACGTTCTATGACATACCTTGGGATATAATTGAAGAGTATGGTATAGCTGACGTAGAAGCAACGGAACGAGTTGCGTTAGCACAACTAGAAGCCTTTGGCACAACATTTGAGGAACTATATAATGAACCGACAACTTTTGCCCACACTGCGACTGTCACTTGAAATGACAGATGTTCTAGCTAGGATAGAACAGTCAGGCATAAAAATAAATCCAGATACATTAGAAGAAATAAAACAAGAATACGAACAGGAGTTAGAGCAGACACAGAGAAGGCTTGATGAGATAGTACACTCTGTTATGGGAGATACACCCATTAATTTAAACAGTGCAGATGATAGAACTGTATTGTTTTATTCTCGTCATGTGAAGAGCAAGACTAATTGGTGCAGAATATTTAACATTGGTCAGGAATTACGTGGTGCAACTCGTAAAGAAAAGCAACGTGTTAGAATGTCAAAGACTGCGTTTGCAAAAACTGTTAGAGACAACACAGTCATAAAAAGAAAGACAAGAGGATATAGATGCTCTAATTGTTTTGGTAAAGGTAGATACTCACCTAATCGTAAGGATGGTACACAGGGCAAGGCAGTCCGTATATGTAGACAATGTGATGGTGCAGGAGTGTCATACACAGAGAGTAAAGATGTTGCAGGTTTAAAGATTGTACCAAGAGGTGTAGCAGACGTTGCTGCAGCAGGGTTTAAAACAGATAAAGGTACACTTGAAAGTATGTTACCAAGTTTGTCAGGCGTGGCACATGAATTTGTCACATTGTATATACGATACTCAGCTTTACGAACTTATCTAAATACTTTTGTAGAGGGAATGGAAAACAATGTTGATTCGAGTAATTACATACATCCAGAGTTTATGCAGTGCGTTACTGCTACAGGTCGTTTATCGTCAAGAAATCCAAACTTTCAGAACATGCCACGTGGATCTACGTTTCGTATACGTAAGGTGGTTGAGAGTAGGTTTGAAGGTGGTTCGATTATTGAGGGAGACTATTCACAGTTGGAGTTTAGAGTTGCAGGATTTTTGGCAAAGGATAGTCAAGCGTATAAAGATGTGATTGATGGTGTGGATGTACATTCATACACTGCATCAGTTATTGGATGTGATAGACAGACTGCAAAAGCTGACACGTTCAAACCTTTGTATGGTGGCACGACAGGTACACCAGAGCAACAGAAGTATTACAGAGCATTTAAAGAAAAGTATTCTGAGATTACAGATTGGCACGATAAATTACAGAAAGATGCAGTTACAACTAAACGTATAGTTTTGCCATCAGGAAGAACATACTATTTTCCAGATACAAAATGGACACGCTATGGTACGGCAACTAACCGTACTGCAATATGTAATTATCCTGTACAGGGATTTGCAACTGCTGACATACTGCCATGTTGTCTAGTTACGTTAGAGAAAAAGCTGAAGCCATATAAGTCTCTCATATGCAACACAGTACATGACTCTATCGTTATTGACTGTCATCCAGATGAAGATGATGATGTTTTAGAGATTTTAAAAGACTGTATGTTAGGTGCAGTTGATGACTTGAAACAAAGGTATAGCATAGAATACGACATGCCAATAGGAATAGAAATAAAAAAAGGAAATAATTGGCTTGACACAGATGTAGTCTATCCACTAGAATAAGTTTATCACTAACGTACTATAAGGAGAAATTATGAGTACAGAAATATCGACAGTAGATGCAACCCTCGATGGATTGGTAAGTGCTTTTAGCGAGGGCAATGAAGAAAGACTAATGGCACTTACTGGGCAAGACGATGGTGCAACCAAGAATTTGTTACCAAAGCTTGCAATCAACTATGACACAGATACGGAAGATGGCAAGTCCTTGAAGAAAGGAACTTGGAGAATAATGCATGATGGCAGGTTTGTTTATTCAGACAATGTTATCATCAGACCATTTATGCGTACATTCTTTTGGTCTTTATGGGATTCAGAAGAAGGTAGATCTGTGTCGTCATCTATACAGAAGACTGTTATGAGTGGTGATTTTCCTGATTCGGCAGGTGGCAATAAGTGTGGTCGCCTATCAAAAGATGAGATAGAATCACTGCCTGATGATGATCCTAGAGTTATAACATCAAAAGCAGTTAACTGTAATCAACTACTTTATTGTGTAGTTTCTGGAACATTTAAAGATGCAGATGGTGAAGAGGTTACTCTCGATGAAGTACCTGCTATGTCATACTTTAAACGTTCTGGGTTTATGCCAGTAAATAACTTTATCAACAATATTACCAGTGGATCAAGTAAGCGTATTATGCAAAAGGTACAGATAAACATGAAGACTAGCAGACTAAAGAAAGGGTCTGTTACTTTCTACGTTCCTGTACTTACAGAGCATAAGTATCTTGCTGAGATTACTGAGAATGATAAATCGTTGATGTCTATGTTTGCTGACACCATTAAAGCAACTAACGCAGGGATTATGAACCAGCATCGTGAAGCAGTTAAGTTACAATCTTCTGATGAAGATACAGACTTATCGAAAGATTTCGATGCTACTGCTGCTTAATATCCAAGACTTTTTGGAGAAGACTGTAAGGGGAGAGGTAACTCTCCCCAAGCAGTTAGTAGAAGAATTTAAAACTGCGTGTGGTGAAGCAGTAGACAAACAATTTTCTAAACCAAGAGATAAAGAAAGATTACGCATGTCTGGTTTAGGTAGACCAGTTTGTCAGCAACAACTGGCAATGAGAGGTGAACCTAAACAAAGTTCATACAATGATGTTATGCGTTTCTTGTTTGGCGATCTTGTTGAAGCAGTCGCTATGCTTGTTATGAAAGCGTCTGGCATCAAGGTTGTTGCAGAACAAAAACCATGCGAGATTGTTCTTGATGGTGAGACTATCAAAGGAACACTTGATGTAATTTTAGATGAAGAAGGTGAACATAAAGTTTGGGATATAAAATCAGCATCACCATATTCGTTTGATTACAAATTTAAAAAAGGTTACGATGTTATAAAAGAAGATGATGCTTTTGGATATATCATGCAAGGTCATCTGTATGGAGAAGCTAACAAGCTACCGTTTGGTGGGTGGATAGTTATAAACAAATCCTCTGGAGAATGGGCAGTTGTACCTGCACCAGACGATCAAATGGAAGAAAGAAAACAACTAATAATAGAAGCAAACAACATTGTAAAACAAATAAAAAGTAATAAATTTAAAATACCCTTTAAACCAGAATGGGAA